AAGCTAGTGTTGTATCGACTAACGTAACTATAAGTGACTTAGCGAGACAAGTTGAGATTGTAAGTGAAGTTAGTCACAGTGATTTCATAGACGAGAATGACAACCCATATACGGGTACACCTACCGAAATATGTGATCAACTAAACGCAATATTTACTTCATCAGGTACATCAGGTACTGAGTTACCTAATATAACAAGCCCATTAACTATATCTAGTGTTGAGGGATCTACAATAAATTACGAACTTACAGCAGACTATGGTGTTGGTTACGAATGGGATCTGTCAGGAGTCAGTGGGTTAACTACTGTAGATGGTAATGCTAGGAAGCTTATAGGTGGATCTAGTATAGCTGCAGGTACATATAACATTCCGGTAAAGGCTATAAATTATAATGGTGAAGATTCGGAAACTATAGTATTAACGGTAGCAAACCCACCATATGCAAATACTAAGAGCCTAAACTTCAATAATAATGATTACCTAGATGCAGCAGATACAAGTGAATTAACTTCAGTATTGGGTAGAACTGGTAATGGTAGTGGCAGTGCAGACGCTTGGGGTATAAGTCTATACTTCAAACCGGGTACAGCAAGTAACTCTAACCAGACTATTGTATACTTCGGTGCTCAAGATGTAGCAAATAACGGGTACATGCAGTTTAAATTTGATGGTACAAGTGGTGCTAAACGGTTAATTCTACGGTATGGTTCAAATAATAATAGGTTAGAGCTAAGATCACAGAATAACGCAATTACTGTAGGTCAATGGCACCATATATTAATAACATATGACGGTGGGACAACTGGTGCTGCTAGTGGGAGTCTATCAGATTACTACAGCAGATTTAAATTGTTTATTGATGGGATACAGGAAACTACTACCAACTCACACAACAATTTTGGTTTTACTGGCGCTATACCTGACGATAACTTTAGAGTAGGTCGTTGGAATAGTGGACAAAATCTACGTAATAATTGTAAGGTAGACGAACTGGCTGTATTTGATTCAGATGTATCCGGTGATATAACCGATATATACAATAGTGGAGTACCGTTTGATCTATCGACACTTACAACACCGCCTGTAAACTGGTGGCGCTGTGGTGACGGTGATACTTTCCCCACTATAACTGATAACATCAACAATACAGATTTAACTATGACCAATATGACGGTAGCAGATATAGTTAATGATGTGCCATAACTTGAGGTAAATATAATGGCAACTTTCCCATACTATGACCCGATACCAAAAACAGCTGGTAGGGAGACTCAGTTATCTAGTGCAACATCAGCAATTGACGTAGCTGTACGTGAACAAGTAGCAGCTTGGTTGTTACAACAACAACAAGGACACAGCCATGAAGTTTCGTTATATGCTAATGAAGTATTGATGGGTGCTACAACAACTACACCTACAACTGGTGACGAGATACGTGCATACGTAGTTGGTCGTAATCTACTTGAGCTAGCTGCTCAAGGACAAGACTGGACAGATGCGGTAGCGTTATGGATAAACGAACTAGGTATAACCACTTATGATTGGAATATTGGATTCAATGGTTCTAATGCATATGGTTATGTTGAAGGTAACTATGGTACGATAACTCCTACCACATGGCCCGGTTCTAGGATAACTTCATTATTCTGGAATAACACTTCTGGTCTATTCATACTACGTTCACCCGGTAGTTCAACTACAAGGGTATCTTGGAATAATAAACAAACACTCACTATGAACTTAGAAGGTTACGGTGATATAGTCATGACTTGGGCAGAAGCCTCTAATGATTATCGTAACAGTGACGCAGCAGTAGGTACTCACGTTATAGCTAATAACGGTCTCAACTTAGACTTTCATATAACAGAGGGTGATGTAGAAATACCATAACCAACAAACGGAGACTATTATGGACTTTGATAAAAAGGCCGAGGTTGATGAAATCTTATTAGATACACTCCACGATGTCGATTGGGATGTCGAGGAGTGTCAAGAAGACATTGATCATGCCGCCGAATGGGAGGCAATTAAGAAGAACTTAAATGCTCTACCAGAAGTCCAGCAACAAGCTGTACTCCGGTGGTCAGAGTTAGAAGCCCTACAAAACCACTACACTCATTTCACAGACTTTGTGTATGACTGTATGGTTGAATTGATGGGCTTCAATTGCTCACCACTTCAGTTAGACATTGCTGAGTTCTTACAATTCGGTGATGCTGTAACAGAAGCACACAGACAAGCTATCATTGATGGCGACATGGAACCATTACGTTATATGATGATACAGGCTCAACGCTCACAAGCTAAGAGTACTATCGTTGCTATATTCGCTGTATGGTGTCTAATACATAACCCAAAGTACCGCGTACTGATCATATCAGCCGGTAGTGATGTTGCAATGGAAATTGCTAACTGGGTTATCCAGATTATTATGAACTGGGACATACTTGAATGTATGCGTCCAGATCGACAACATGGTGACAGATCATCTGCAAAAGCATTTGATGTTCACTGGCAACTAAAGGGTGCAGAGAAATCTCCATCTATTGCGTGTATCGGTATTACCGCTAACATGCAGGGTCGTCGTGCAGACTTACTTATACCTGATGATATCGAATCATCTAAGAATGGTTTGACTGAAACACAACGACAAAACCTAATACATCTGTCAAAGGATTTTACCTCTATCTGTCAGAAAGGTCGTATCGTATACTTGGGTACTCCCCAAACAAATGACTCGATCTATAATACATTACCCGGTCGTGGTTATACGATCCGTGTATGGACAGGTAGATTCCCAACAGCAGAACAATTACCAAACTATGGGCCACACTTGGCACCATTCATACAGAAGCAACTAGAAGCTGATCCAAGCTTACAAACTGGTGCTGGTGTTGATGGTACACAAGGTAAGGCTACAGATCCATTATTACTACCAGAAGAACTGTTAGTATCTAAAGAACTGGATCAGGGGCCGAGCTACTTCTCACTACAGCACATGCTTGATACTAAGCTAAGTGACGAAGGCCGTTTCCCATTAAAGACTAAAAACCTAATTACTATGCCAATGAATTTGGAAAGAGCACCGGGCGAGATCGTCTGGATGCCAGACCCAGCAAGGAAGCTAGAGCTAAGTGGTTATGCAGTAATGCCAGAGTTATACACTCCATTCAGTATGTCAGAAGAAACATACGAGTACGAATCCAAATACATGTATGTAGATACAGCTGGTGGTGGTACTAATGGTGATGAAACTTGTGCATGGGTACTATACTTCTTACATGGTTATTTACACTGTGTTGAGATGTTACCATTACCGGGCGGTTATGATGATAAGATATTCAAACAATTATCAGAACTAGCACTGAAGCATATGGTAAACGAGATAGGCTGCGAATCAAACCATGGTTATGGCTCATTTGCTCAAATGTGGAGACCAGTATTACTGGAAACATATAAAGCTGCAGGACATCCCGGTGCTCCTAAGATCGATGACGATTGGGTATCTACCCAGAAAGAACTACGTATCATCGATACCTTAGAACCATTATTCGCAAGACATAGGTTAATTATAAATGAAGATGTATGGACAGTTGATCGTGATACCGTCCAGAAGTATCCACTAGATACTAGGCACCTATATACATTAGCCAATCAGATTAACAGGATCACTCGTGAAAGAGGATGTCTGGTACATGATGATAGACTAGATGGATTAGCTGGTGCTGCCCGTAAGTTCGTTGATCGTATAGCGATAGACGAGAAGAAACGCATGGCCCAAAAGGTATGCAATCAAAACGTTGACATGATGAAAGAATGGTGTCCTGAATTTGCACAGAGTGTAAACCAAGGTCAACAACTTGGTAATGTCATACAAGCTAGAAAACAACGAAGAAGAAATCGGAGACGACGATGAAATACATTGATACAACTGACTTACCTAGTGATCCTAATGGGTCACTAGCAAACTTACGACGCGAAGTTCGTATTGCATACAACCACAACCGAGACAATCCAGAGAAACTAGAGTTATTAGCAGAAACGCTACGTTATGTTTTGGGATGTATTAATATAGAATCGGTAGAGGGTGAGGTAAAGGAGACGCAACCCGAGCCGGTTCTGGAAGAACCGAAACAGAAACCTAAACTAATATTACGTGGCGACAGACCCGTAATTAAGCGAGAAACTAATGAAACTTAATGTAGGGTTAGAGCACATAGCGCTCACCATAACACTATTAGGAGCTATCATGTCTGGTACATGGTATCTCTCACACAAACTAACTGCTATAGAACTGAGTACAGGTGTACTAGTAGTTCGAGTAGATAAACTGGAAGACAATTATGAAAGAATATTTTATAGGGATCTTGCTGGTATTGAGCATAGCGTTGTGCGCCAGTTGCCAGTTAGTACCAAAACAGAACCAAGAGTCGAGCTTAGAAGTCTCTGATTCTAAAGTAGGGACTATTGAAACCACCCAAGACCAATCTGGTGTGAAAGCCAAAGAGATTGATGAAGTAATAACCAATAACAACTCCGGTGAACGCTGGTGGGTATGGTTATTAGTAGGATTCTTAATACCTATGCCCCGGGTGATAAAATGGTTCTTCTAAATATAATAATGGTAGCATGCCTTAATCCACTAATGATAGCTGACTTAGCTGCATTAGAGAATAACTTAGGCACACCATTAACATACACAAGTACATGCCGATCTTTTGATCACCCACTAGAACGTCATAAGAAGACTCCGGGGACGCATGTAAGAAAGATAGCCGTAGATATCCGTTGCTCTAAAGACTGCCTTAGAATCGCTCAGGAAGCGTCTAAGCTAGGCTTTGATGGTATAGGAACCTACGACAAACATATCCACCTTGATATCAGGGGATACCCGGCCCGTTGGACGGGACAATCACAATAACCTATAGGAAAACATTATGACAATCGAAGTAGGAGCGTTAAGCTCAACTCAAAGTTCAGGCGGTTCTAAAGTACGCCAAGAACTACGTCACGCAACAAATGCAGTATTTACCGGCCAGTGTGACCGCGTAGAAGCCTTCACATGGCTAGTTGAATGTGCTCAAGAGCTTGGCCTTGATGCAGATACATCTGCCGGTGAGAAAGCATCTATGAAGACATTAGCTGACTTATTAGCTGCAGCACTAGTATAAACAATCTAATTAGAGGAATAAAACAATGGCTACATTAGTACCAACCCCAGTATCAGTAGCGAACTTAGGTTCTGCTGCTCACGCAATCAATGCAATCAACCCTGCAGCTGCACAAGCTGTATCACCACGTCACGGTGCCAACGATACAGTTATCGTAGAAGTCACAGACGTAGCTGACGTATATTACGTCCAGAAGAGCTATCTAGGTGAATGGGTACGTGGCGGAAGCAAAGACGGTCAAGCCGACGATGCAACTGTACCACAAGTTATTACACCTGCGTAATATTAAGGGGCTTCGGCCCCGACCACCGAGACTATTAATATGAGCATGAGACCACAATACGACCGAGATCTATTCCAAGTAGATGATCTACGAGTCAAACAAACATACAAATTATCAAAGCAACAAGAAGAACAAATCTTCTCTATGCTAGAAGAACTGGATAAGAATCCAGTATCCCTAGAACCTCGTGTAAGCCCCACCAGAGGGCGTAAACCTAGGGCTATACATAATCCTTACTTCACCTCAGAAATCTACGGTAGCCTCACTATAGAAGACCTAGAGGACGTACTCTACGGTGTAGCATGGACAATGAACAAAGATGACGGCCATAAGGGCTGTACACTCAATTGGCACCAAGCAGCTAAATGCGTACTACACTTCGATACATTCACTTCAGCTGGTATAGCTAGCTACCTAAAAGTATCAGAACGCACAGCTAGAAGGTACA